AAAAGTCTAGCTATGGGATTGCGTTTATTTTGTATAACCCGACGAGTCATACTTATCTTTAAGAATTTTAACTATTCTCATCTTCTCGCTATATTCGTCCTTCTCTACGATTGCAGTAACCTGACCGCACTGCATACGGACGTTTTCGGGATTGATACTTCTCTCGACGCGTCTCTTCGCAGCTAAGCAGTCTGACATCCTCTGCGACTGAATGTAAGTGTGCTCAATAATACCCCCTTGGTAAAACATGCAAAGCACGACTACCCCCGATAAAATTGTTTCCATTAGCAAGCCCACTTTCTAAGAGATTTATTTATTCTGCTATTAGGATCTCTCGCTGTTTTAGCTGATGTTAATTTTTTTTTCATACCACTCATTCTAGCACAAAATGATTTACGTCGCTTACTTGTTTTAGACTTTGTAGGTGCTTTTAAAGTTCCTTTAGTATAACTCGCTCTACCTTTGGCGTTCAACCCACCTGATTTGGACTTACCTTCTTTTCGTGTCCAGGCTGGAGAACCTCCATTTTTTAAATAAGCTCTTCCCTGTCCTCTTAATGCAATCATTATTTTTTCTTAGCAGTTTTAGCTGCTTTCCTAAATTGTTTAGCTGTTGGTGCACCTTTGCTACCCACTTTTCTCATTTTTTCTTTTGAACCTGCTTTTATTCTTCTTCTTTTCGCATGTATGTTTGCGTATAATCCTCGTTTAGCCATTAGTGTCCGTTTCCATTAGCAAATTGTCTTTGCTTATCTTTTAATTTTTCTACATCNGACTGNANNTTATTNACTGCCTTNGTTAAAGCCTCAATATTAACCTCATTGTGCATCATAGAGTCCACTCTAATTTGCATTTTATCTGTTTGTTTATATAATTCTTCTATTAACATAAATTGTTCCGAATCGGCCGGAAGACTTCCTAATAGCCCCCGAGGCCATTTGATCCTAAATTCGCTGTTTAATTCTAAATCTCGTTCCATTAATTCTAATTGTGTATTGTGCTTGTTGAGTGCCTCATTAATACCGAAGTAAGCCCAGGTCCCGATCGCAACGAGGGCGATCAAAGAGGCTACCGTTTTCATCGGCATTTGAACTGCTGCTTCTTCTGAAATTTTTAAAGGTTTACTCATTTAAAATATAATCTCCATAACTAAATATAACGTAATAAATAAGAACATTCCAGTTATTTGAATATCATAAGGGAAATTATGCATTAGATGCAAACACGACAAGTAAACAAATAATGATGGACGATAGGAGATACTTTATCCATTTAGTTTCTNTGCTTCTTTGTTTTCTTGCAATTCTTCTTGCCCTTAGAAGTCTTAAAGTTTGATATCTCATTTTTAATCATATCCACTTTAGTTTTCATTTTTAATACTAATTGTTTTTACTAAAAAACTTTGTTCATACGTCAGTTGCTCTGCGTTTTCTTGGTCGTCTTTTATTTGACAACATGTACCTGATTTTTCTTTTTCTTTGGTATGCATAGTGCAAGTTTTTTCTTCGTCTATTGGCATGCTTCACACTCATCGTTATTCACTGTAGCTCCCTGAGGATTACAATTACATTTTTCACATGGACATACGCCATTGCTGTCTGAATGTCCGGTGACATTACAGTGACAATTACAAAGACAGTCTTTACATTTACTCATTTTTAGTTTTCTCAATATTGTAGAAGTAGCTATCGCTATCTTCTGTTTTCCATTTACTATCGTCTTCAACGTTCCATTCCGAAGTCTGGACCTTCCAGTCAATCGGAATTTCATCCTTCACNGTGAAAGATGGAATACTCCATATTAATCTATTGTTGGGCTGAGCCGCATAATTGCCATCATCCAAGGCAAGTATGTGTGCGCATTTATGCTCTGCGGGAATTTCTGAATGATCCGTATCGACTATATTACTCTCTGGATGAGCCCAGTCAACTGTGAAAAGATAGGATCCGGTGTGCCAGATTTTATCTTTATCAATATATTTTCCGGATTGTCCGTCTAAGATATCGTAATTAGTAATAGCAGGATAGTAACTAAAACAATTCCAAAGTTCCAGCTGGTCAAGCCTAGTCCTAGGAACTTCACTTGGCTTAAATCCTCTTTGTATAAATGCACTAATCGGTAACCTATAGAAGACAGCACCATTTTCCATAAGTGCATGAAAGAGTATAGGCCGCCCTGTAATCGATGCCACCCCAAAAAGTAAGCAGTCTTCCACTTCTCCATGGTGAGCTTTAAGGTCATAGAGATATTCTCTCCTGATCTGACAATAGATAACAGGGATGTTTACATTTAAGTAAGCCATTTAACATAGATTCCTATAGTGCTGCGATTATTAAAATAACAAGTACAACACCTGCACCAATCTACTTTTTTTCTATGATTAGTCCACAAGTCTTTTATTGCGTCTTTTATCATATCCATAGTTCCTCCTATTTTATGTCTCCCCAGTTTTTACCAGACTCATAGTCTACCTTATTAGGTACTTCAAGTCCAACTGCTGATTCCATAATTTCTACTATTTGTTTNGCTTGTTTATCATCTTTTACAGAAATATCCAACTCATCATGTACTTGAATATGAGGTATGATACCTGCTTTGTATAATTGAATCATAGCTTTTTTAGTCATGTCTGCTGCTGACCCTTGTATTAATTTATTTAATGCTTTGTAGGTGTAAGCTCTTCTAATGCCAGGTCCGTGTTCCAAGATTGCTTGTTCGTGAGGTAACGCTTTATGAATCCCGAAGTAATTAGGTTCCCATAAATGAAATCGACAAAGTCTCCCAAGTAAAGTTCTAATCTTACCTGAGTCTTGTGCACGTTTCATTACCGCGTCCATCAGTTGTTTAACAAAGGGAACTCGACCATGATATTGTTGAAATAATTCTTGAGCTCTTTCTTTATTAACACCGAGCTCTGCTTGTAATTTATTTTTTCCCATTCCATAAAACAAACCAAGATTAATCGTCTTCGCTTGGTACCTAGGTATTTCAGCCATGTCCGCGACAATACTATGAAAGTCCGCGTCTCCTGTTTTATAAGCCTCTAAGACTTCATCGACTCCATATAAATTTTGAAGCGCTGCGTAGTGTACAACCAGTCTTGGCTCTTGTTGATTATAATCAAAGCATCCCCACGTGTGTCCTTCTTCAGGAATAAACAAACGTCGAATCCGTGGTCCAAGGTCTTTGTTTCGTGCTGGTATTTGTTGTAAGTTTGGATTAGCATAACTGAATCTTCCCGTCACGGTTCCTCCGTTATCTCCACGCAACTGATTAATCTCTGCATAGATTCTGCCCTTGTAGGTATGTTTCAATATGGTATCTATAAATGTGGTATGGGCTTTATTAATTTCTCTAGCCTGGGCGATTCGTTTCACTAGTGGGTGGGGGTGATTCATTAAAAAGTTTTTAGTAAAACTTGGCGCTTGAGTTTTAATCGTTCGATCATAAGGTAATTTTAATTTATCAAAAACTTTAGCAATAGATCTTGCGGCCCAGATCTGAACTTCTATTCCTGTTTTGTTCTTAACCTCAGTGAGTAATTTTTGTTCATGTTCCATTAATGTTTTCTTTTCGATCGCTGCTTGTTCTTGATTTACGCGTACTCCGAGAAATCGCATGTTGACAAGACAAGGGAACAAATCTAACTCAAGTTGAAAGATAGAACTAATATCTTGATGTAAAATTTCTTTTTTTAATTCTTTCCATAAAGCCAAAGTTAATTCTGCATCTTTCTCTGCATAAGCTCCAACATAAAGTGCAGGAAGTTTATACATCTCTGCTTTAGGATCAATGCCCCATTCTTTTGCGGCTGCATAGAGAGCTGCTTCATCTTTACCTTGACCGGTATAACGTTTCGAACAATTATTTAAATCATAACGTAATTGATTTTCATCAACGAGAGCTGCAGCAATCATTGTATCTATAACGCGTCCACGTATGGTAAGGCCTAAGCGTCTGAGCCAACAGACATCATACATAGCGTTGTGAAAAATTTTAACACTGGGTGTATTTAAAACACCTTGGACCCATTTTAAAACAGTCTTACGATCCATATTGCCTCCGCCTTCATGAGCAATGGGATAATATCCAGACCAATCATCAACAGCGACAGCAATACCAGTTACATCACCTCGACCGGTAACAGAACCCGATCCCCATCTTAATTAAGTCAGGATCTTTAGTTTCTAAATCAATAGCAATTTCTGCGTACTTGGATAAATCAGGAAAATCTTCAGGAGGAAGCCACTCAGTTTGAGGTCTAAAAAGAGGGACTTGCATTAGCTAATAATCCCCCATGAATTAGGTTTTGTTTTTCTCTCGGCTTTTTCTTTTGTTATACTAGCATTCCGATATTCTTCTTCCTCTGTCATCGGTACCATATAATCAGGTAGGGTATAATCTCTCTCAATAATCATTTCAATAAAATGTATAGCTTTTAATAAATCTTCCTTTCCTGCTTTATACGGATGTCTACAAATATATTTTATAGCTGATCCTTCGGGAAAAAGCAATTTATTCTCAATCACAAATTTACTTGGCTGAATTTTAAAATTTTGATAGTGGGATCCTCCAATTTGTTTATCGTATGAACTCATATTTGATAGCTTTTATAAAAATCTTTAGGTTCTATAATGTGTAAATTTTCTTTTGCTCGTGTCGCACCCACATAGAATAAACGATTTTCATCATCAGGATTCTTTTCGTATCCTTTCTGTGTGTTTAAACTTAAATCAGTAAGAAGAATTACATTTTGTGCTTCTCCTCCCTTGACTCCGTGTATAGTAGATAATAAAATACGTGGCTTCTTATTTAATTGTTCTCCGTTCGCTCTCATCTTTCTAATATATTCTACTTTTCTTTTTGGAGCTTGATCTAATGCTTCATACCATACATCTTTTGTTTTAAATCCATGACGAGCGTTGCATGTTTCTAATGTATATCTTTGATCTTTATCCATAAAAAATTGTTGAGTCTTTTCTACATGTTTCGGACTCATATAAGTTATTATTCTTTTAATTTGATTTAAATCTAATGTAGATCCTTTACGCCAATTTTCCCAATCAGTGATAGCTTCATATAAATCTTCTTCATAAGAGCGTTTAAATTTATTTTTATAATATAATCCTTTTCGATAAAGAGTATCTTCTAAGTCAGCTAACATAAATTTTGTTCGAGCCAGGACTAACCATTCTCCACTATTCATATTTACATTTTCAAAATCAGGATGACGATGTAATCCTCCTTCATGCAGTTTGGGTTTCCATTCTTTATCTAAACGATTAGAAACTCTTCCTATAAT